ATCCATTCCTCTTTTTTTTTATACTTGGGCAAACGAGACAACAACACGCGACTCTACAATGGATGCGTTCATTGCTCAAAACATAAATCCCGGTCAGATCGGTAATAACAATCCGACTCCGCTTGATTCTGAAATTCAAAGAATTTACGATGCAACCGGTAATAACAAGGTATTCCCGCTTAACGCAGCTAGAAGTCTTAAACTTGGTGAAGAAAACGTCAAACTTACCAACGAACAACATAGCCTTTATCAGAAAGATATGGGGCAGAGGTCATATGCATATGCCGAAAGCATTATGAGCAATCCGCTATTCCAAAGTCTTTCCGATGATGAAAAGGCAGAGGTACTTGGCAAAGCATATTCACTTTCAAACGACCTTTCAAAAGAAAAATTGTTCAATCATGTGACGGATAACAACAAGAATCTTAAAGAGGTCGCACGAAACGGCAATGCTAATGACGTTGCACAATACCTGCTCGATAGTGTTGTTGCAAGTAATATAGGTATGGATATAGACAAATACCGCAAGTTAGAGTCAGAAAATCCCGGTAGTGCTGCGCAATATGCGGAAGATAAGCAGGCTGCTATTGATGTTGGATTCGTTGACAAAGACGGAAAAGCCAACGTAGAAGCTTACGAAACGGCTGTTAATATCTTTGGTAACAACGTACCCGCAATTCAAAGTTATCAGGAGTATAAGAGTCAGGGATTCACAAAGAACTCACAGAAAATCCCGTATCTCATGGATAACAATTTATTTACTGATGAACAAAAGGGAATGATCCTTGCTGGGAATAAGACGTATGATGATCTTGGCAAGACCGCCAAGGGAGCATACGATCTTGAAGGCTATGCCGGACTGTATTATTTCTATCTGCTCAAACAGTTGGCGGATCAGGATGGAAACGGCAGCATAAAGAAAGCCGAAAGAGATTCGCTTCTCAATAGCGACAACCCTTATGTAACAGCATTATCGGATGATATGTACTATTATCTGGCAAAACAAAGTTGGTAAGTCAGTTTTGACACGTCAAAAGTAACAGTATTAAAACCCTCTTTGCATGACTAAAATATGTCGTGCAAAGGGGGTGTTTTTTTTATGGATATAAAGAAGCTCTACGAAAAAGTGATACAGAGCGAAGAAGTCCACGGCATACCGCTTATACACATACTAACGGTTTTAAACGTAGTAATAGAAGCAATAAGTGATGGCGACTGTTTTTATGAGAACGAATAGGGGGAGATTATGTTTAATATGATGAACAATCCGATGATGATGCAGGCGTTCGGGGCAATGATGCGCGGTGAAAGTCCGTCAACATTTTTAAAGAACCTTGCAAACTCAAATCCGCAGTTGCAGGGGCTTGACCTTGATAATTTAGAAGGAACAGCAAAAGCCTTGTGCGAGAAAAACAATGTCAACATGGAACAGTTGGCAGACCAAATTCGTGATTTTGCAAAATCAAAACAATAAATATTTTACAGAAAGGAGTGTAAATTATGGGTGACTCAACATTTTCAGGAGGCTGGATATTTGCCTTCTTAATCATCGCCGTTATCTTCGGTGGTGGATTCGGTCTTGGCGGTAACAATGCTGCTCTTGCCGGATATGCAACAATGGCAGACGTGAATGCGGCTATTAACAACCAGACAGTACAAAGTCAGCTTACTAGCGGCTTGCTTTCAAGCGCCAACAACAATTACGAAACAGCACAGTTGATCTCTAATCAGAACATGGCTATGATGAATCAGGCGAATAGTGCCTACATTAACGCAATTCAGGGCTTTAACCAGATCACAAATACGGTTCAGGGCGGATTTGCAAACGTAAGCGCACAGATTGCCGATCTCGGTTACAAGATGGAGAGCTGTTGTTGCTCAATCAAGACGATGATGCTTGAAAACAGACTTGCAGATGTTCAGGCAAAACTGACATCAAGCGAGAACGCTAATGCTATTTTCGCGCAGAATCAGTACCTTCTCTCACAGCTTGGTACATACACCCCCGTTTGAAGAGGTGTGAGCTATGAAGATAATAAAGGTATTGACGGGAAAGATACGCGAGGAAGTGAACGATGCGAGGTCGTATGCAGAACTAGCGGTCAAGTACAAAGACGAGTACCCAGAGTTATCAAGAACTTTTTACAATCTATCCACCCAGGAAATGGAACACATGAACGTCCTTCACGGAGAGGTAACACAGATAATTAAAAAGTATCGAGAAACAACGGGTGAACCGCCGGCAGATATGCTTGCCGTGTATGAATATCTACACAACGAGCAAATTGAAAAGGCATTAGAGGTTAAGACCTTACAGAATATGTATAAAGAGTCTTAACAGAGGGGGGTTTTTTAGCCCCTCTTTTTCTGTTAGTTTTGACGTGTCACACATAACACTATTTATGATAAGGCGTACATGATACGATTTAGTCAGAAAGGAGATACGCCTATGACAGATAAAGATAGAGAACAGTATTTAGAGGTTTTGTTTGCACTTTCAGGAAACGGATATAAAAACGTAACCGAAGACGATAATCACCAGTCGATAGCGCAAGCCGAGAAGGAAAGAAAAAAGTCATTTTGGAGTTTGATTTTTCCGTAAAGTTGCCACGACTTGCCACGACCGAACATCAAACACGCATAAATACGTTGTTTTAAGTATGCGGATAACAGGACTTGAACCCGTTAATCGAACACGCTCAACAATGCTTGTTTTCTGGGATTCCTGCCATTTTTAAAAGAAAAAATCGAACATTTCTAGTAACGTATTTACGCAGTTTGCAACCCCTAGTTCCGACAAAACTTGCCACGACTTGCCACGGAACAGAATTTAATTGTCCGATAAATCTCCCTTAATTATATTATCCATATAATCAAGTGCTGACCGCTTCTTTTCTTCGATTGCATGACCATATCGGTTGTAAATCATGGCGGGGGAAGACCACCCACCGAGGGAAGCAATCGTCATAACATCAACATTATTTGCCATGAGTCTTGTTGCAAAGTAGTGACGGAGTTTGTGTAATGTAAATCTTTTGATATTAAGACGTTTACAAGCCGTGTTTATAACCTTTGATATATCGCCCGGATGATAATTAAAAGCATAATGATTTTCCCGTATAAGATCGGCTACATCTTGCGGTATTTCGATATCTCTGCAAGAATTGGTGGTTTTCGGTGTCTTAATTACCCAATTATGGTTATCGTCTTCAACTTTTGCCTTTGTAACGTGGAGAATATTTCCTTCAAGATCGTCGGCTGTGATTGCCATAATCTCACTACGGCGTAATGAATATGCACTCAAAACCATCAAAACGTAATATTTGGGGCGTTCTTCCTTGATATACTGTAAAAACCTGATAACTTCATCATCCGTTGGGATATAGGGTTCAACTTTTATCGGTTGTGGTAAAGTCACCTGACCACCAAAGTCATGCCTAAATGCCTTTATAACAGAGCATATAAAACTACTGTAATTTTTGACAGTTTTGGGAGAACGCTTTTCGGCAATCCGATTTACCTCTGCTTGAACATCATTAAGAGTAATATCAAAGATATTCTTTTCCGCAAACGGTCTTGAAAGTCTATCTGGAATACCCTTGTATTCTTTGACGGTTTTAGGTGACATTACGTTTCTGCGCATTTCAATGTATTGTTTGGCGGCATTAGAAAATATAAGTACCTCTTTGGGTGCAATCGTATCATCCAAATGCGCACCTATCGCCAAAAGCACTTCCGTTTCGGTCGGATAATGGTCAAAAGTGACACGGATCATTTTTCCATTTATTTGCTTCCTTACCCGGTAAGAGCCGGATGGTAGTTCTTCAACTTTCATCAATGCATCCTTTGTTCTTTAACGGACAGTCCATAAACTGTTCCAACATACGGTTGTTCATTATTGACAGTCGCTCGTTCTGACGCATGAGCAGATCGATTCTTTCGTCTTTGAGTTTTATCTGTTGCATAGCAAAATCAAGGCTGTTCTGAAACTTGGCTGTTTCTTCCTCTATACGCTGATGATATTTAGCCTTTTCCTCTTCCTTTTCATCATTGGCTATGTTGAGCTGATCCTTTTTTAGTTTCATTATTGACTTATATGCTTGCTCTTCGGGATCGTCGGTCGAGTCAATCTTTTCTAATTCAAGAAAAGCATTAGCAATAGGGCGTAGCGTAGATTCCCAGCGGAAATTTTCTGCTGTTGCCCCTTTTCGGAATATTCTTGCAATAGTCGTTTCTGACGGACAGTTGGCAGGATCGTATTTATATACGATTTCATATGCTTTTTTCTGCGTCAGGCCGCGTTTCTTATATATCTTTTGAAGCGAATCAATTACGTTTTGAGTGTCAATCATTATTCTATCCATAGTTTTACCTCACTTTTGACTTGTCATATCTAACAGTATTATTTTGTTCAGTTGCGGTGCTACAATCACGGCATGAAAGGAGATATGCCATGAGTTTAGAAGATTTTACACACATCTATGTAAATGCCAATGATGAAATTAAGAGCCAGATTGAAGAAACTCTAAATAATTTAGAAATGCTGCCTGCTTTTCCGGCGGAAGACTCTCAAATTTCTCAAACAATTCCTTTGCCTTATCTTCGTGACTAGGCTCAATTAGGTAATCAATGCCTATATCATCCCTACTAAAAATATAGGGAATAGGAACATCGAGAATCTTTGCAAGTTCCTCTATCTTGTCAGAGGGGATGTTTGTAATAATATCATTTTCATATTTATAGAGAGTTTGTTTTGAAACATTTATCCGCCTAGCGAGATCGGTTTGCGAAATGTTTAGTTGCTCTCTTCTAAATTTAATACGTTGTCCTCTGGTCATAAGCATTTCTCCTTATGATTGCATTATAAACCATAAAAAGTTACAAAACAAGAAAAAAATAACTTGACAAGTTACAAAATGCGTGTATAATGAGAGTATCTTGTGAAGTTACCCAAAACCACAATATGTGGAAATTTTTGTAGAAAGGAGTGCTATATATGGTAGATTCCAATAAGCTCAAAAGCATCATAGTTTTAAACGACATGACGCAGGAGAGCGTTGCTAGGGCTATCGGAATGACTCCAAAAACCTTTTACATCAAGATGAAGAAAAGGATTTTTGGGAGTGATGAAATTGAAAAAATGATGGAGTTGCTTCATATTGATGATCCGATGCCTGTTTTTTTTGTACCCGAAAAGTAACCTAGTAAGTTACACAAAGGAGATAACGATGCCAAAAGTTTACCTAACCGATTCAGATCGGGCGTGCGCCAAACTTGCACGTTGGGTGTACGGGGAAATGAAAGTCCGACGGCTAACTCTAACAAGCGTAGCCAAGAAAATGAACATATCACATCAGGCTTTAAGCAAGAAATTACGCAACGAAAGTTTTGACTACAAGGATTTCGTGTTTTTTGTGAAAGAGTTTGAGCCAGACGACAAGGAACTGCAACAAATCATTGGTTTATGAAGGGAGAAAAACATGGGGAGAAATAAGTATTACGGAATTGGGTGTCTATTAACACTTGCGGGCGGTAGTGGTCTTGCGGAGATTTCTACAAGCGACCATGGAAATTTCATATTTTGTGCGGTGATATTCGCACTTGGATTTGCAATGTGCCTGTTTAGTTACACGAAATGACAGTCGGAGAACCGGTTGTTGATTATGAGTTGCTAAAAGACATAAACAAGGCAATTAAGTCAGGACTCTTTGATAGGGGTGATGATTCCGAGAACGAAGACAGGCACGTTTCGGCATTTGATGAACTTATGAAACCTTTGGATGACAAGGAAGTCTACATAGTAACGAGGAACTTAATCAGGTATCACCGAAAGGCATTCGCAAAGACGCTTATCTATTTTGAAAAGGAAGGGGAAATAGGATGAAAGACATTAACGAGGTAAGAGCATTTATCAGACAGGCATTAGAGCCAGTTTACCACAACGAAAAGTACGGCAAAGCGCTCGTTCACGATCCGAAATTCGCAAGGTTTTGGGAAGGCCGCATGGTCGAGGTCGGGTATCACAAGAAGAACCTTGAAACAATCCTGGAAATGTTGAGTGAGGAATAAGCATGGTAGGAAAAATCAAAAGCTACAACCCCAAGAACAGATACGGCTTTATTACATCGGGTGATGTAGATTTCAGATTTCATAAGAACGACTGGGAAATGAGATTGCCACCCGCACAAGGCATGAGTGTTGAGTTTTCACAAGTGGAAACGGAACTAGGCATGAGGGCGGAACACGTCAAGGGGGCAAGGAAATGAGAGGTATTGATAAGTGTTGCCGTGATTGTACCGAAAGATATCCGGCTTGCCATGACTACTGCGAAAGGTATCAGGCAGCTCTTGATGATTGGAACGAGCGCAAGGAAATGAAGAGGAAAGCCGACGAGTTTTACGTTTACAAGATTGAAAGGTTCAAGAAAGAAGAAAAAAGGAGAAGCAGGTATGGAAAGAATTAGTTGGAGTATTCAAGGACTTCATAAGGGTGATGCTCAAAAGTGTTATGACGAGTGCCAAACACTTAAAGAGATAACCCCGGAGGCAGTCCTCAACAAAGCCAAAAACAAGAGGACAGAGTTGCACAAATGTTTTGAGTGGGATGATTCGGTGGCTGGTGAGAAATACCGACTCATTCAGGCAAGGGAAATCATAAGACATTTTGTGATAGTCACTCCCGAAGAAACCGAGGAAGAACCGATCAAGGTTCGGTCGTATCAGGTGACTACACAAAGAAATGTATATGAACCGACAAGGGTAATCATGCAGAAGCCGGACGAGTACCTTGCACTTTTGAAAAGGGCAAAGGCGGAACTTGAAGCATTTAAACAGAGGTACAAGACCTTATCGGAACTTGAAACGATTTTTGATGCCATAGATGAACTTTTAACGGCATAGGTTTAAGCCTTAATAGGTACAGTGTTGGCTTTATGCCAAATAAACCCGAATACGCAACAGAACAAGGAAAAATACTAAAGAATAGCGAACTAAAGAAAAGAACACTATAACACATAAAGTCAGCACTGTGCCTGTTAGGGCAAGGAAAATAGCATCACAGAATAGGAAAATCAACAACAAAACAGAACATTACAGAACACAACATTACAGACGTGATTATGGCTATAAGCCAAAAAACTAAATTTCCGAACACGACGCAAGAAACACAGAAAAGGACAATATAGCGCCCAACAAATTAACTCATATCGTAATAAAAAATAAAAAAACAGCGCAGAAAAACTTATAGTCATAGTCACGTCTGTAAAAGGACGGAAGTAAGAACAGAGAAAGACAATAAAGCAAAGGACAGCACATTTTATTAAAAGGAGAAGAAACATGAAGAAAGAAGCCAAGACAGAGATTATTGAATTTAGACCTATTGAACCCAAGACGGTTGAGGTAACGATTGCCGGAGATACCGACCTTATCCTCAACAAAATGAACGATGTAACTACGAAACAGTTGACGGATGCCCGGAAAGACAAGGCAAAAGACCTTACAAAGCCTAACGAGTGGGAAGAAATAATAACCGCTATGCACTGGCTCAATGGTAAGCCTTCCGAGTTTTCCGAGGATGAATTGAAGAGAAACCTCGATCCCGATATAAATGCGCCTTGCATTACAGCTTTTGGACTTAAAAAGAGTTTCGGAGAAGCACTTACCCGCAACAAGATATCCACCTATTCAACCGAGTTCAGGGCAACAGTAAACGTGCTTGGAGAGAAGGATAACCTTATCCCCATCACCTTTACGGAGTATCACCTCGACGAAAAGTTAATGAGTCCGAAAAAGGGCGCACCTGTCCTTGTAAAACTCAATAGATTTAGTGGCTGGACGGCAAAATTTAGGATCAGTTTTTTGGAAAATGTCTATTCGCTTGAACAGATCGTGAACGTAATCAATCTTGCTGGGTTTGGCCTGGGGATTGGTAGCGGTAGAAATTCCGATTATGGAAGATACCACATCATTGATGTTAAGTAACCCTCCATATAACGGCTGTGCTATCGGCCATACGGGCAAATATAGAACAAACAAGAATAAAGCACCAAAGAGCATGACAATACAGAACAAAACATAAGGAGAAATATATGGCAAACGAGATAGTAGTAAAGGAAAAAGGGATAGCATCCTTTTTAGCAATGCCAGAGGTTCGGGAAAACATAACGAACGTATTAGGTAAAGACCATGTTGATTCGTTTGTATCGGATGTGGTCGCTTGCGTTCAGAACAATGAGAACCTTGCCAAATGCACTAACAAGTCCATATTTTCAGCGGCCTTGTTAAGCAAATCAATTAACTTACCACTCACACCACAGTTAGGGTATGCATATTTAGTTCCGTTCGACAACAAACACCAGGTCAACGGAAAGACGGAATACATCAAAGAAGCTGTATTTCAAATGGGTTGGAAAGGTTATGTACAGTTAGCTCTTCGATCTAACAATTTCCGTAAATTGATTGCGACAGATGTAAGAAAAGGAGAGATAAACGGTTACAACCCCTTTGATGATAAGTACGAAATCACCCCCATTGACTTTGAGAAGAGGATAGCAAAGGACAACAAGGGACGTTTTCTTATCCCGATTATTGGCTACTACGCAAAGTTGGAAATGGTCAATGGATTCATCAAGGAAATGTATATGTCGCATGAAGATATGTTGGAGTACGCCAAAAAGTATTCAAAGGCATATAGAAACGATATTAACAAGCATACGGCGTATTCGTTCTGGACTACCAAATTTGAAGACATGGCAAAGAAGACCATGCTCCGTCAGTTGCTGGGCAAGTACGGACTTTTAACAGTTGAACTTGAAAGAGCCTATGTGAGTGACATGGCGGTAATCGAGGAAGACGGGACACCTAACTACGTTGACAACAAACCCGATGATACCGAGCCGGTTGTAAATCCGTTTGGCAAGGAAGAGATCATTGACGGAGAGGTAGAGGAACTATCGGAAGACGCACTCAAAGAAGCAGAAGAGGTATTCAAATGATATATGAAACAAGCGAAATCAAGGCACTTGTGAAAAAGGGCAAGTTACCGCAGATAACTGAAGAAAACTACCACTCAAAGGAATGCGATCAGGCTTACATGAGTTTTCATACATGGGCGGCATTTCACGGCACTTTGGGGATTCCTGCTTGCGAGGCGCGGGCAATGGCAGAACTTAAAGGAGAGTTCGGAGAGGACAAGACCAGTGATGCTTTCCTTATCGGTGGGTATGTCGATGCTGCATTAGTCGGTGGTGATGGAGAACTTGAACAGTACAAGAAAGACCATCCCGAAATGTTTGTGGTTAAAGGTGATTGCAAGGGTGAACTACAAAAGAAATACCTTATTTGCGACACGATGATTGAACGATGCAAACAAGATGAACTTTTTATGGATTCTCTGTCTGGGGAACACCAGGCAATCCTTGTATGTATGCTCTTCGGAGTTCCGTTCAAATGTAAGATAGACAGCCTTGTGAGAGGAAAAGCCATTGTTGACCTTAAAACCACAAGGGAAATGCACAAACAGTTTTACGTTCAAGACTTTGGTCATGTTGATTTTATTAGTTTTTACGGCTATATATTCCAACTTGCTTTCTATCGTGAAGCGGTCAAGGAGTTGTTTGGAGAAACTTTACCTTGCTTTATAGCTCCGGTATCAAAATCGGAATACCCGGAAATTAAGTTAGTTCATATCGATGATGTTTCGCTTTACGACGCTTTTGTGGAAATAAGAAACAGTTTAGAAAACGGATCGATAGTTGATGTTTGGCAGGGAAAGATTGAACCGATAAGGTGCAACAATCCCGAATGTAAATACTGCGTAAGCACCGAGGTTTTAACAGAACCTATCAACTATAAAGATTTGATTATGATGTGAGGTTGCCATGATTACTGAATACAACGATATGTGCATTATCTGTTACGACGAAAAAGACGAGGTTCATCACCTTGTATATGGCAGGGCAAACCGCAAATTGTGTGATGATGATGAACTTGTTATCCCGGTCTGCCGTAAGTGCCACGAATTTATGCACAAGAATCCTCATGTAAGCCGTATCATCGGGCAGTTAGCTTATGAGCGCGACAAATGCGCTACCGGATATTCCATTGAAGCTGCGAGAGAGAGTTTTCGTTTGAGGTACGGCAAATCCTATCTGTAACCCGGTCGAAAGACCATAACAAGTGCCGAGGAATTGTATCACAACAAGCCAAAAGCCATAAAACCCCGCCTTCGGGCGGGAGAAAGGGGGAGTATGAAAAAAGACCGATTACCAAAGGTCACGATAAGGGGTGAGTATTACGGAGATAAGACATTGCCTTCTCTAAACGATTATTTAGCCGAAATCGGGAAGAATCCAAAAGCAGGCGGCAGATTCAAGGCTGATTACACAAAACCTTGTATAAGCGCCATACGGCGTTGTTTAAGGGGTTGGAAAGTTACAAGACCACCCGTAATTCTCCACTACAAGTTTTATGAACCATCAAAAGGACACAAGAGAGATATATCAAATGTTCATTCGCTTTGTGCCAAGTTCTTTGAAGATGCTTTACAGCAATGCGGAACGATTGAAAATGACAATCCGAGTTGGATCAGTGGTTTTACATCGGAGTTTCATTGGATAGACACAGAGCCGTACATCGAAATCGAGATTGAAGAAAGGGGAAATGAATATGAAGACAAAGAAGAAATTAAGCCAGTGCGACAAGATTTTGAAACTTATGGAAAGACGTAAGAAAGGAATTACCGGGAAAGATGCATACAAGTATGCTCATTCGATGAATCTGGCACAGAGAATCTACGATCTGCGAAAGAGAGGTCACAACATCGTTGATAGTTACGTTGAGGTCACGAACGACTTTGGAGAGAAATATAGGGTTAAGCAGTACAGATTGGTGAAATAAATGGCAGAAGGATGGATAAAACTGCACCGAAAAATCCAGGACTGCGACATTTGGCTCGATGATGAACCTTTTGATTTAAGAAGTGCATGGGTTGATCTACTGCTTTTAGCTAATCATCGGGACAAGGATATCGTTCTTGACTATAAACCATTTGTCATAAAACGTGGTCAGTTTTTGACATCGGTTAGGAAATTGAGTGTCCGTTGGGGATGGAGTAAAGACAAAACTCTTAAATATTTAAGGTTGCTTGAATCGTTAGGGATGATTGAACGAGATAGCAACAATCAGCGGACACTCCTAACCATTGTGAAATATAGAGATTATCAAGTTGGTCAAGACACAGATGCGACACGAAACGGACACGAAACGGACGCGAATCAGGACACGAGTCCGGACACGGGATCGCCACAAACAAGAAATATAAAGAATGAAAAGAATATAAAGAAATATATATTTGTGCCACCGACCATTGAAGAGGTCAGAAATTACTGTCAAGAGCGTAACAATTCAGTTGATCCAGTTACCTTTGTCAATTTCTATGAATCAAAAGGATGGATGATTGGCAAGAACAAAATGAAGGACTGGAAATCAGCAGTTAGGACTTGGGAACGGAATGACAAGGACAAAGTAAAGAACGAGAAACCAAAGTTTGATAACTACAATCAACGCACTTATGACTACGATGCGTTGTTAAAGGACATCACATAAGGAGAAGAACATGGGAAAGAGGTCAAAGTTTGATCCGTATAAGGACTTACTGACAGTTTGGTGCTTACAAGGGGTGCCGGTCAGAGTTATGGCGGATAAGTTAATGGATAAGACGGGAGAGATATTTGATGAAACCGCAATACACGCATACATCTACAAGCATCAGTTAAGAAATCGTCCTTGGAAAGACGTTTACGAAGCAAGAAATCAATGTAAAGAGTGTGAGTATTGCCATAGTTACATCAATACCAACAATGCAGAAGGGCGTATCTGTTCGTTCTATTGGCGGACGATTCAGAACAATGTCAGACACAGCCCGGTCTGGTGTGAGAAATGACAGAGAAAGAAAGATCAGCAGCTTTATTAAATTACACACCTAAAAAACCAAGAAAGCAGGAATTAGGCGGTGACTTTTATTACAAATGCCATTGGATATCTTGTAACGAAGATATAACAAAGTGGTTTAACTACTGTCCGAAATGCGGACAAAGGATAGATTGGAGCGACGAATGAAGCATTACGGAGATATAACAAAAATTGATGGGGCGAAAGTTCCGATCGTTGATGTAATTTGCGGGGGTAGTCCCTGCCAAGATTTGTCAGTGGCCGGTAAACGTGCAGGGTTAGCTGGTGAAAGATCGGGACTTTTTATGGAGCAAATAAGGATAGTAAAGGAGCAAAGAAATGAGTGTTTACGACAGTTACAAATGCGAGGGGCAGATTTCACTGTTCGATCTATATCCCCAAGATACCTTATCTGGGAAAACGTGCCTGGCGCCCTCTCGTCCGGCACCCCGAAAGGCGGTGACTTCCGATGTGTGCTTGAAGAAATTTGCAGAATTGCGGATCAAACCGCCACAGTTCCTATGCCTGAAAAGGGAAAATGGTCAAATAGCGGACTTATCGTGGGTGACGGGTGGAGCGTTGGTTGGAGAGTTCACGATGCACAGTTTTGGGGAAGAACCGTCCTTGATAACGCTGAAAGAGTGGTCAAAGCAGGAACACCCCAACGTCGTCGTAGAATCTCGGTTGTCGCAGATTTTGGAAGTGAACGTGTCGGAGAAATATTATTTGAGCGCGAAAGCCTGTCAGGGGATATTGAACAGAGCAATCAAAAGGGGGAAGAAATTACCCGGCCAACTGGAAAAAGCTCTACGAAGGCAAGCAATGTGTTCGGCGATGAAATCATGCCAACCTTTGTCGCAAGAGCAGCAAGCGCAGTCGGAAATACCCAAGATGGATTCAACGTCATTAGTTTCCAAGAACGCGCAGGATGCCCAGGGGGGGGGGGCAAGGGAATCCTGATCCAAGACGAGAAGACGGCAAGCATTAGGACACAGAACAATCAAAGTGTATGTTACGGGATTGAACCTGGTGCTGCACAAAGGTTAGGTGGTTATGTCACAGAAGAAAAGAGCCCAACATTAAGGGCGAATATGGGTGACAATCAAGTAGGTGTAGCTTGTTACGGCATGGATAACGAGAGAAGACGCGGCCCCGACATGATGGTAGATAAATCCCCGACCATAACCGCAAAAATGGGGATGGGTGGAAATAATACACCAATCGTCATTGAAGGCAACGGGAGCAGACCATCACATCAAGGGGATGGGTTCAAGGAATCCGAGATATCATACACCCTTAATAGTACCGAGGTACATGGAGTTTGCGCTGGGTTTAAACCCATGCAAGGATCGGCGGCTCATGGGTTAGGGTATGAGGAAGAAAAAGCACCGACACTTAATTGCTCCAATAATGCAGGAGTGATAACGGAAGAGCCGATTCTACTTGCCAACAATCAGAACGGAGCAGAGGTAAGTCAAACGGGAATATGTAACACACTCCCAGCAAGCGCCGGTATGGGCGGTGGCTATGTGCCGATGATTACAGACACTTATCAAAAGACAACAGGGGCATTGTGTGCAAGCGGTTATGACAAGTTAGGAACGCAAGAAGCTATGAACGATATGTATGTGATTGATTGCTATAACCAGTCTGTTGGAAAAGAAACAACAAAGGCTCTCACGGCTATTAGTTCAGATGCTGACCATGTGCCGTGTGTAGCTTATGGACTAGATCGTGCGAGTTTCAATCAAGGCCAAAATGCCAAGTACGATTTTGCCGTGGAAGAAGAACTATCACCAACCCTAGTGAGTAGAGGACCGGGGGGGGTAATGACGGAACAGTAGGTGCATTGTGTGCAAGAGATTACAAAGGAGTAGGAAATCAATATGTCAATGAGGGAAAATGCATCGTACAGATGCTACAAGAAGACTAGCCACCCCAAATCACCCGAAGACGGGCAAGGTTGGGAAGAAACAAATATAAACGATACTTTAAATGCTTTTGATAACGGAGAAACAAGGACACCGACACTTATCGGGGAAGAAGTTAAAACGGTAGTTCGGAGATTGACACCTTTGGAGTGCGAAAGATTGCAGGGTTATCCGGATCACTGGACTAATATCGGTGAGTGGGTAGATAGCAAGGGCAAGAAACATAAGGATGCGGACTCACCGAGGTACAAGGCTTTGGGAAACTCAATAGCACTACCCTTTTGGCAATGGTTAGCCGATCGAATAGCCAAGAAACTTACAGAGGATGGTGTAAAAAACCCGACAATGGCAAGTCTGTTTGACGGCATAGGTGGTTTTCCGTTGGTATTTACAAGAGTTGGTGTAAAGCCGGTATGGGCGTCGGAGATTGAGGAGTTTCCGATAGCCGTGACTAAAAAGCATTTTCCAGAAGGAGAAGACGATGATTGAAGTAATAATACCAAAATCAAGGTTAAGAGATTGCATAGAGAAGATGTGTGAGGACTATTGCAGATGGCCGACACAGTTGGATAGTCAAGAGCAGTTAGATAGGTTTTGCGAGCAGTGTCCGCTTAACAACATTGACTATGACGAGTTTTGGGAAAGGAGAGAGGAAGATTGATAATACCAGGATTGTTTAGTAGCGGTAAGTTCGGTATAGTACCCGATCCGCCGGAATATGGAGAGTGTTACGGATATTGGGAAGATCCCGACCACTTTGACTTGATTAATTGCAAAGGGTGCGAAATGTACGAAGAGTGTTTGAAGGCAAGTGAGGAAGATAACGAGGTGAGCAAATGACAATCCAAGAAGAATCAACCTTGAAATTGCTTGAACTTGGAAAATTATTCATAGAATGGCTGAAAGAGGCATCCGAAAAAACGGGTTTAAGCGAGGAAGAGATACAAAAGATTATAAAGCAGTTTTTAATAGGGTAGAGGTGATCGGATGCCACACAGTTTAAAAGTAAGGTTAAAAAATTTAAACCGCAAAGGGTTGTTGACTGAAAAGGATATTAACAGACTTATATCCGCACTTGAACAAGAGCCTTGCGAAGATGCGATAAGCCGTGAAGAATTACTCAAAGCAATAGAAACGTGGGATAAGTTTGGGTGCGATGCAGATACCAAGTTAGTGCCATATAAAGACCATTATATTCCATATATCCATTATGACGATGTTATTAAGGCTATTAAGGGTATGCCTTCCGTTACACCGAGCAGACGTAAGGGGCATTGGAAAAGAGTCAGCATAGATAAGTATTCGGAACACGCACATTATTGGTACGAATGTGACAAATGCGGTAAGCAACATTTAGGGAATACAAATTATTGCCCTTATTGCGGTGCAGAAATGGTTGAGCAAAAGGAAAGTGACCACAAATGCCACACTTGCAAGCATTACACAAGCGGAGAGCGAGACGGGAGTTGTGACAGTTATATCTGTAAGCATTATAGCGATTGGGAAAGAAAGTATAAGGAGAGTAGCGATGCAGAAAATAGTATGTGATATATGCGGTAAAGAAATAGGTGCAGATAACTTAAAGGGTATTAAAGAACATCAATTTGCCATTAGTTCATTTGGGAGAATATGGAATATATGTCAAAACTGTCGAGGTGATTTATTGATTTGGATTCGAAGCAGAAGGGAGAGTAAAGATGCAGATAGATAAAACAAAAGAATCAAGCAGAAAGTGCGAACACTGTAAATATTATGGCGTAATTATCGAACAGAACGAAATAAAGGGGTGTTTAAATACTAAAAGTCAGTTTTTTAGCAAAGGTCGGTTTTGGTGGAATAGTTGCAAGGGTTTTAAGTGGAAGGAGAGCGAAGATGCAGATAGTAATTGAGATATCCGAATATGTAATTGAAGATATGAAAGAGTGTGGTTTTATTCCCGAAGAAGATAACGAAGAATTATACAAAGCAATAGTTAACGGTACAGTATTACCCGACAATGCGACTAATGGGGATGTGATAAAGGCATTATTTAAGCCGAAATGGATTAGAAGAATGGATGATGTTGTCAGAGAAGAATATGAGTTTGATGCGGTTTGGTGGAGCGCACCGTATCAGAAAGGCGGTAAGTGATGAGCGAAGAATGGAGAGATATAAAAGGTTATGAGGGTTTATATCAAGTTAGCAATTATGGGAGAGTTAGGAGTGTGGCACGAATTGTTACTTGGAAAAATAATCAACTTAAATCTTATAAAAGCCGCATTATGAAAGTTCGGCAAAAGAACGGATATTGCACAGTATCTCTTTATAAAGATTTTAATTCAAGAGATGTAAGGGTACATAGGTTGGTCGGAGAAGCGTTTATTCCAAATCCCGATAACCTGCCATTTATAAATCATATTGACGAGAACAAGTTAAATAATAGGGTTGAAAATCTTGAATGGTGTACCCGTCAATACAACAACAATTACGGGAGCAGAAATCATAAGATTAGCGTGGCAAGAAGCAAGAACGAACTTTTGAAAAGAATAAGAAAAGAAATAGAACAAGAACGTGACAAGGTTTACGCAAACAGACACGGACACGATACCTATTACGCAGACGGTCTTGATTTAGCACTTGAAATCATTGACAAATACACAAAGTAAAGGGGCGGGGGTATGGATAAGATATTAGGGATTTTCACAACGATATTTATTGGAGTGCCATTAACTGTGATTAGTTTTCTTATATCGAGGTACATGGATGATGAAGGACGCGATACTGAACAACTTAACAACGATAACGATATGCGGGTTTATGTTCCTAGCAGGTGTCGGGATAGGCGGAGCAATAACAGACGCATTAAACAGGTGGACGCAGAAGGGAGAGAAATCAAATGAAGAAAAAGAAATATATATGGGTAGAGGCAGTTCCGAGAACACCGGACGCGTCAATCCTGACAAGGCAGGAAAAAAACGCTAGAATTTACGATCTGGCGCGTAGATTAAATGTAAAAATTGGAAAGGAAGAGGATGATAATGTTAATAGCAAAGGTAAATAATACACCGAAGGATGTAAAAAGTGGGTGGGTTGTTGCCCGGGTTGATTCGTTTACGGCAGAGCTTTGGTACTATGGAACATACAAGGACAAGAAACAGGCTTATGATATAGCATTGGAGTTGGAAAATGGCGTTGTGCTGGAAAGTGTGGCTGAATGATATCAATACTTATGCCCATACATAATGCTGGGGATTACCTATATAAATCGATTAAATCCATCCAAGATAGCACATACCAAGACTTTGAGATTATCTGTTGCGATGACGGTTCGTCTGACAATAGCGCCGACATCCTAATAGACCTACAAAGGGAAGATCATCGCATTAAGATTATAGCAAGGAGTGAAATGGGTTATGCCAGCACTATGAACGTAATGTTAGATCAAGCAAAAGGAAAATATGTATTAAACATCGATCCTGACGATTGGATAGAGCCTACAATGCTTGAAACAATGCTTAAATATATGGATGATGACACGGACTTTGTTAAATGCGGTTTTTGGTTTGAGTTAAAAGATCGGTCGCAAAGGTATTATTACACGACAGAACCGGCGGAGTTTTGCCCTAGATTGTTACCGGCAAAATCAAAAATGGAGTTTTTCGTGACACAAGTAGCATTATGGACTTGCCTGATAAGACGTAGTTTTATCGAAAAGTACAATATACGGCTATATGAAACACCGGGGGCAGCATACCAAGACACGGGCTTCAATTTCTTGATAAATGCTATGGCGGATAAGGTAAGAGTTATTCCTGACGCCTTGTATCACTACAACAAAACTAACTCCAACGCAAGTACGGCTTCACCTAGATATCCGTCTGCGCCCGCCGTACAGTACGGATGGTTGACTAGATGGTGTACCCGATATCCCGAATATGGGATGTATGTCCGTAGCGTGTTATGTCGGTGTCGTTTCGGATCGTATATGTGGAATATGTCACGGATCAGAAAAGAAGACCGAAAAGAGTTTGCTGATTGGCTACAAAGAGATTTCAAAATTGATGATGATTTTATAGACGTTCGGATGTTTTCGGAAGAAGACTATAACGTGTTCCTCATAGGTCGTGATAATCCGCAAGAACTTATAAAACTATTTGAGAAAGCGGAAGAAAGGGCAAAAGAATGAAGATATTACTAGGTATGCCGTGCGTAAAGGAAATTCCAACGAAGACTGTAATTTCTCTATTAAGCACAGTACAGAAAGGATATGTTGAGCCTATGATCGTGACGGGTTCGCTCGTCTATGACGCACGCGATGAGATTGCGCGTTATGCGGTCAATAACGGGTATGATTATGTCCTGTATGCGGATTCCGATATGGTTTTTAATTCTGAACACCTCAAGCGGTTACTGGAACACGGAGTCGATATCTGTTCGGGACTATACGTTACGCGACGCGGAGAAAATAAAAACGTGGTCTATTCGGACGTAATCACCCGCCGACGCTTCCCATATCGTGAACCTAAACTGATACACGACGACAGGCGTTCGGGATATGCCCCTGTGAGTGCCGTAGGCTTCGGATTTTGCCTTATTAGAACGTCGGTGATAAAATCCATGCTCAAACATTATAAGAGCCTATTTGAGCCTAAATGGGGCGTGGGAGAGGATATTGCTTTTTGCATCAGGGCGCGTCGCTGCGGGTATAAGATTTTTACAGACTTCGATGTAAAAGTTGGGCATATCGGAGATACCGTTTACGAATAATTACATACAGTAACGTAAAAAGAACCCCGCGGCCATGAGAAACCGACGGGGTTCAACCAACCACACCAAAAGGTGTATAGGTATTATATCAATATGCCTCTTGGGATTCAAGTATCAGATCGCTCATAAGTTCTTCGTATGCCTCTTTTATCTGCTTAAAGCTCGTTGTGGGTAGTGTAATAGTCCGGTCTTCCTGCTTTGCGAATAAGTCCACTTCTGCCTGTCCGTGATACGTTAATGCTCTATTTTTCTTCATATTTCGTCACTCCTTTCAATCCTCTCAACCTCACATAAGTCAACTATCCTGTAATCATCGGCGATAATGATATCACCGCATATTTCAATCTTTTCACAAGTTAATACGCCACCATCTGTAAAAATTATGCTCATTTTGCTGCTCCTTTCTTCGTTACGATAAACTTATCACCGGGTATCAAGGCACATCCACCCCAAGTTCCGTGTATCTGTCCGATATCATCAATGCTTTCAACAGTTCCGATCCTACCGCTATATTGCGGCTCACCGAACATATCTATTATTTCGATTTCATCACCAATATTGATATTTTTTACGTCGTACATTGTAAAATCCCTTCTCCCCGTCGTGCCGTTAGGTCAGCAAATCAATGTCAATCAATGGTATTTTCTACGTCACTATCTGTAATTCTTTGCCGTTTTGTACTTGTACCCGTAAAGCTCACCAAGGTTCCAGGTCCGTGAAAATTGTTCCGTTGGTAAAAACGATTTGTTTGAGTACATTAAACCGGACTTGCCATCCGCCCAAAAGTCACCGATTATGGTTACATCACCATCACCATTGATAAGAACCATTTTTGAATTAATCAATGCTCTTATAGTCTTTTTTACACGTTTATCCGTAATATCTTCGGTGTCACGTATGAGCATTGGTAGGTACTCCGTTATAAATAATGCGGTGTCGCTATATTTTTGATCGTTAGTGCTTGTGAGCCGTATAACCCCATTGTGAGCTATTCCAACCGAACAAGTACAATCAAGCAGGTTCATATCCTTTAAATCCTCGGATAATGGAAACGGATGTGTCATTTCCGGGGTAATTCCGGCTTGTGTCGAAATTCGGAAATGGTAAACAACTACATCATCATCCGTAAATTCTTCGGATTTCACACTGCGGATAAAATCCCGTAACTCCATAAATCCCTTGTGAATCTCTACTTTGCCGTTTTTGATGAACATATAACCGGCCCCGTGGGGATTGGTCTTCCACATATTTGTTATTTCCTCTTCGTTAGGTTGTCTTATGCCTTTATGACTTACACATATTACACACATATTTATGCCTCCTATCTATAACTAACTACTCGGTCGTAGTGACCACATCCGACGCCATCCTCGTCAATAACAAGATCATTTTCAAGTTTGACTATGTAACCGCCGTAATACTCCGTGACGGATATCCAAGCCCATTTCTCCGGGCCATCCTCTCCATCACGCGTCGCAAGGTGTTTCGCCTTGTTTACCGCGTTCATCTTTGCTATTTCTTTGTCGTTATCAAATGCCATGATGTTATTCCATCCGTTAATCACTGCCATATACATACCCTTTTCTCCTTTTTAAAATCCAGCCTGATAATCTTCCACAACATCTACTAGATACTCAATAATGGTCAATGGATCGTAAATTAACTTTTCCACTATGGTTCCGGGAGTTTCTTCCGCGTCTCTTGCTCCATAAAAATCAATGTTTATAATTCGTTCCGCTAATTCTATAAGTTTTTTGTAATCATCCATTTTTACACACTCCTTTGTATTTTTTGGGTGGGGTGGTTTTTACGCCACCCCATGTATTTTTAAAGCAATTCTTCGGGGATAACCGATGTTGCGATTTTGCTTAATTGAGTTTCCGATATTGTTCCGGCCTCTTTGCATTTGGTCTTTAAGCGGTCATACACATATTGATTGCAACCGCTAAATATCGCCGTGATATCGTCGCATTGTTTCCAGGATAAGCTCTTGACTTTGCTTACAATGTGGAAAATGGTTTCCATCGTGTTACGAAAACAAGCGAAATTCTTTTGACCACCGACAAGCCTTATTTCTATGCGGCCTGCGTCGTAATGTGAGCCATTAAAACAATTCCCGTGTGAACTATCCATGTTATGTATGTTCATTGTCTTGGCTACTCTATAATCCATTTGTCCGCACCAAGTTGTCGGGCCTTGCCTATAAAATGCCGCTTTGAATAAGTCATAGTGCTTATTGATGATGTAATAGAGTTTCCGCACCGCGTCTTCTTGGGCTTTTGCACTTGTTCCAAAACATCCCACCGAAATATTGACGTGCATTCCACATTTTCCGTCGTTGGTTGTAATTCCGAACATAGGAAACAGATTGTTCCACATTGTTTTAAAATCCTTGTAATGGTTGCGGATAAACTCTTTTGTCATTACTTGGGTAATGCATTCCGTGCCGGTTATGGTCGAATCCCTTTGTTGCTTGAATAAATGCTTGGGAAACGTGCCGAAAATAGCCGTTGTCATTATGTTCGATAAAATACATTGTGCTTGGTAATTGTTTTGTGTGGATAAAACGAATCCGGTTTCGATTTCAAGGCCAAAGCCTTTTAAAGCCTTGTGGTCCAGTCTTTGAAAATATTCATCACAAGGAATTGTCCTATCACTTGTAAAATACAAGTTCTTTTCAAATCCACAAAAAGCGTACTCTTCGCCATAGCCTCCTTCATGGTAGCTTTGCAAGTTTGCGGATTGAACCGCTGCATTAGATCGTTTCGCGTCTTTTCTCATGTTTTTTACTCCTTTTTGGTTTTTGGTGGTTGGTTGGTTTTGGCTTGTCATCATCGGGCATAAGGTTGCCACCCTTTATGCGACGCCCGCAGGCGTTTCGACTATTAGATATTAGCCTTTATTGTAGAACGTAAGCGGTTTGAAGCTTGAAACAATGCTCTTGCTTGTGTATCGAGCCATTGCTCACGGCTATTCGGGTTAAGTCTTCCGTGGTCGGTTCTCTTTAATTCGGTAGGATTGCAAAGACGTTCCGCAATATCGCAATCATAGATAAGGGATGAACCACCCCATGAATACTCGTTCCAATCACTTGCCCCATTAAGTAAAGCCTTTTTGAGTACAAGCGGAGCAGCAAGATCGGCTATATCGAAATATCCACCATCGATCGCCATGTCTAAATCATCCAAAAGTTCAAGGGCATAAATTGTAACCCCTTTGTTCCATGCGGAACGATCTTTTCTAGTTTCAAGTGCTTTTCTTGTGTTTTCGATAACTTTGTTCATCATGTTTTTTCTCCTTTTCTTGTGTGGTTGGTTGTTAGTTCTTAATAGATACATTGTTCAATCCTTATGCCTTTGTAACCTTTTGCCTTTAATTCGTTAACTTTGTCATTGGCTTGGCTCATGGTTTCAAAGCATTCAGACTTTTCTTTTTTGTTGCTTTTCCAAATAACTGCAAATCCGGTTTTCATGTTTTACAATCTCCTTTGTAAATTTGTGTTGTGCAATGCGACCATTGCTTTGATGATGTGATTATATAATGCGACCATTGCATATGTCAACCCCTTTTTACAACTTTTTTTGTAATTTTTTTGAAAAAGTCCAGGAATCCTTGATTTTACGGCATTTGTAGGGGTGAAAATTTTTTTTAAGTGGTTTTTGTTGCCTTATATAAGAAATGATGTTATAATGGTCGCATGGTTACACAAGCAAAAAAGCAAGCAATAGCAAGGTATAATGCCAAAACATACACCGAGATCAAATTCCGTATGAAAAAAGATAATGCTATGGAATTTAAACAATATCTTGGTGATAGATCGATGAATCAATTTATCAATCAAGCGATTGAAGAAAAGATAGCAAAGGAACAAAGCGAACAATAAAAGAAATTACATAATGGATTGTAAAAGGATGGTGTGTTACCCAAAAAGGTGGCACATCATTTTTTTTACATTAGAGGTTGGAAAAATGGCAAAGGACAAACAAAAGGAAAAATCAAGGGCAAGTAGAATCATCGATGGTGAGATTGAACCAAACGAAAACGAAAAGTATCTTTTAAACTTGCGAAAACGGAAACCCTTTAATCAATGGGATAAGGAAGAACACCGCAAGGTGTGCCAAATGGGGAACAAGGCATTGCAAGAATTGCATGGTGAACAAAAAACCGCTAGGCAATCCTTAAAGAGTATTCTTACCCTAAAATTGACCGATGATATTATCGACATAGCGGATATTGACCAGAGCATTGTTGCAAGGGTGAAACGTGATAACCCAAATGCTACTTTATATGACTTAATACAAGCCGTTGCGGTTGGCAAAGCACTTGATGGTAATGTCAAGGCAATGGAGTACGTTAGAGATACACATGGGGATAAACCCATTGAACACGTAGAAATCACCGACAACGTGACAACCGAGGAAGACCGAGCCATGTTCCAAAAGATTGCTAAAAGGCTGGAAAATGCCGAATCCGTGCATATTGTAGAGGATATCAAGCCGGAAAATTGATCGAGTTTCTTCTTATCTATTCGCTAAAGAAAACTTATGCGAATAGATGGAAAATGCCAACAAACCCAGTAACCACAAGGGTTTGAGCTACATTTGATATCCGGTTTCGGTTTCGGTGAATAGCAATAATTTGTAATTGATAAGGCAAAGGGTGAAATTTTACATAGATATTTGTAAGAAATTTCCTATCAAATACTACGATCTCTTATGTAAAAGCCACCCCTACCCCTTGGCTTGCGACTCCGCCCCCAAGGGAACCCTTATGCTCACTAGCAAATTTTATAAAAAATGCAAGGTGTAAACACTATGACAGAGAGAACAACAATATTATCAATAAGGCTAGAGGTAAGGGATAAAGAGGAGTTGTCCCGGTATTTGAATAGGGAGTCCGCAGAGGCCCTGTTAAGGCAGATCAAGCGCGGAGAAATAGAGTTGACCAGGAGAGGTGTGGTATTCAAAAATAGCAAGAATTAGTTATTGGCATCGGGGTTTATACCGAAAAATTGCTATTTTTATAAAAAATCGTTCGCTACGCGAAGAAAGGAGAAATATGAGCGCGAAATTATCAGACGTACTAAAAACCATTCAGTCTATACAGGAGATATACAAGTTTCCTGCTGAACAGACCTTTATCGAATTGGACAGGGAGAATTTGAGCCGTGCGCCGCAAGTATCACTACACACTATGGATGAAGACGGCTTTGACATTCTGATTAGTAAAAAGGTGGTGGGCGATGATTTTATCTGACGGAGTATCGGATGCCTTGAAACTGGCACAGAAACTTCATAGGGACGTTTCGGATTTACAGAAGACGATTGATGAACTGGAATTTTTAGTCTGTGAGATAGACGAGAGGTGCAAATTAGGATTTTTTGAGAGGGGAGTAAATGACAAGGGAAGAAGCGAAGAAGGAACTAAAGCCGATTAAGGAAATGGAGTGGAGAATACGGTCTATTGAGGAAGAGATCGAGCGACTTATGGCTGTGGCTACGAAAATGACACCTAGTTATGACGGAAACAAGATACAAGGCACACCGAAGAACCGTATCGAGGAAGCCACGATAAAGATAGAGGAATATCGGGCGAAATTATCGAAAGTCCTCTTGAAGAGCCTTGACCATAAGAATATGTGCTTGAACAAGGTGGAGAAGATAGAAACCGGCACGTTAAGGACTATCTTGATACTTTACTATTTTCAAAATAAGACGTTGGAGCAGACTGCCGAAGAAATGGAACATTCATATCGCTGGACATACGATATGTTTACGGCTGCCCTTGATGAATACGCAAAAATTTAAAAAAATTACGGCTACATCATACTTTTGCATAAAAATATGTGTCATTGTGTTATCGAAGACTTTGGCTTTGGCAGAAGCTTCTCCTTTCAAGAGAGCCGCAGTGACGCGGCTCTTATACGTTGTATGGACTTAACTACATATAAACCGAGTGAATTAAGAGAAATTGAATTACAGTATTGTCGGACGCACCTTGAATACTTTGTAGAAACCTACGGGCATATTGAGGACAAGGATGCAGAAACGCTTATACAGCCCTTTAATCTTTGGGACGAACAGCGAAACGCACTCCGGCAATTTCGGGACAACAAGTTAAACGTGATACTTAAAGCAAGACAGTTAGGTATCACTTGGTTAGTATTGCATTACGCTCTGTGGAAACTGATAAATCCGGGGCGTACAGTTATTGGTCTATCCAGAACGGAAGACGAAGCGCAAGAGCTTGTAAGACGAATGACGGTCATTCTTGGTAGCATGACCGAATTATTTGCGAAAAAAACAGACCAACCGATAAATTGGGTGAACGCAACGTGGGAAAACACATCACTTATCCTCACTATACATTTCCCCAATCTTCCAGACTCCACATTCAAATGTTTCCCAAGTTCACCCAATGCGGCGAGGTCGTTTACGGCGGATTTGATAATATTTGACGAATGGGCGTTTCAGCAGTTCGCCGAAGATATATGGAAAGCAGGATTCCCGACCATTAATAGACCGACGGGCGGTCAGGTGGTCGGTTTATCCACGATAGAGCGCGGATCGTTCTTTGAACAAGTTTTCACCGATCCCGACAATGGGTTCAACAAAATCTTTATCCCGTGGTACGCCGATCCTAGACGGGACGATATCTGGTATCAGCAAACCAAGCGTACTATGGGTGACATGATTACCCAAGAATACCCCGCTACTGTTGAGGAAGCCTTGACAGTACCGGGTGGCTCTTTCTTCCCAGAGGTAAAAAGGGAAACTCATTTGGTCAATGAGGAACTTACAGGCAAATTAAGACGCTATGTAGCCCTTGACTATGGTTTAGATATGCTTTCAGCGCATTGGATTCAGGTCGATACCAAAGGAAATGCGCAAGTATATAGGGAATATGACGCTCCCGACAAGACAATCGGCGCAGCTTGCGACATTTTAAAGTCATTATCGGGTGATGAACGCATAGAATACTACCTTGCACCTAGTGACTTGTGGAGTCGATCCCAAGAAACGGGTAAAAGCAGGGCGGTTTTGTTTGCAGAAAACGGAATTACGCTTACAAAAACGTCGAGAGATTTCCCGGCGGGTTGTGCATCCATGAAAGAATGGCTCAAAGTGGTCGATGAACACCCGAAATTGACCATTTTGGACGGTTGTGCGCCGAATTTGTACCGTTGTTTGCAGAAAATACAGAAAGAAAAGAAAAAACCGAACGTGTACGCCAAAGAACCGCACGATCTTACGCATGATGTGGACTCATTAAGGTCGTTTTGCGTTTGGTGGGTACGTTCTCCCGAAAAAGATTACGAAAGTATTGAAACAAAACAGCACGCTTCGATACTTGAAGACATAGAAAACGCGACGGGCGAAGATAGGGAATACCTTTTAGCGAAATATGGTGAGCCGGTATGAGGTTTAAAACAGTAATGGATAAAGTCAAAAAGTCGATAGCACCGACACCCGAAGACAAAAAGAGAGATAAATGGCGCGGAAAACTTGAACAAGCAAGAATAGCCTATGCAAGTACGCTCAAAGAGATCGGAAAGTGTCAGGGTGTTTACGAAGGCACAAGAGAGGTAAACGGAAACCCGAATACGAACGTATCGCCCCGTGACGTGGCTATCAATGTACGAAACATCGCATACGAACTCATTGAATCGCAGGTAGATTCCTCAATTCCCATGCCGAAAGTTACGGCTCTACACGAAGGGGACGAGCAGTTAGCTCGTTCCATCGAAAGAGCCTTGGTCAATAAAGTAAAAATCCTCAAACTCTCCATCATTAATGACCAAATGGAAAGAATCGTCCCAGTACAAGGGGGCGATTTTTTCTTGGTCGAATGGGATAACACGATGGGATTCCACTCAAATTACGGCGATGTGAACGTAATGGAGATATTACCGCGTCAGGTTATTCCTCAACCCGGCGTTTCAAAGATAGAAGACATGGACTATATCTTTGTTCAGACCGCACAGACAAAGAAATGGGTTAAGGACAAGTATAACGTCGATGTTGAAGACGCTTCCGAGGAATATAAGGATATAAGGGGCGCAGATGGCGAAACGGGACTTGAATCGGATATAGTCACAGTCAATACCGTTTACTACCACAAAGAGGGCAAAATAGGGCGTTTCGTGTGGGTAGACGACTATACATTGGAAGACCTTGACGATTATCAGGCTAGACGTACAAGAAAGTGTAAAGAGTGCGGGTATGTCACCGAAGATAAGGTCTGCCCGATGTGCGGTTCAAAGAAATTTGAGGAAACCGAGGACAAGGTTCAAGAGATCAAAATACCTATCATGCAGGAAGCAGGCTTTGATCCCATGACCGGCGAGGCAATCCAGGTAGAAGCAGAAGAGGTTATACAGATTGAATACTACAAACCTAACTGTTTCCCGATCATTGTCCGCAAGAACGTATCAAGAAGCAACAGTCTGTTAGGTTTTTCCGATGTAAAAGTCATTGAAGACCAGCAGGATTTGATAAAGAAAGTCGGTAGTAAGGCCGCAGAAAAGACCTTAAAGGGCGGTTCTTACGTTACATTGCCGAGAGGTGTCAAGGTTGAAACCACGGATAAGGAATTAAAGATAGTCCGTCTTGACGATCCACAGCAGAAATCCATGATTGACGTGCTTAATCTGCAAGTAAATATTCAGCAGGATATGCAGATGGTCAACAAGGCTTATGAAGATGCACGTTCAACTTTGGGTATCACGGATGCCTTTCAGGGTAAATACGATCCGTCAGCCGTTTCTGGTACTGCAAAACAGTATTCGATCAATCAGGCAGCAGGACGTTTGGAATCCAAGAGAGTAATGAAGAACGACGCTTATGCAAAACTCTATGAGCTTATGTTTAAGTTCTGGCTTGCATATGCGGATGATCCCTTACCTATTACGGGTAGTGGCGTAAATGGTGAGCAGGACTTTGATGTACTTGATAAGTCTGATTTCGTAAAAGTGGATGCTGCGGGCGATTATTACTGGAACGACGAGTTCTTATTTGAAACCGATCCGACATCAACAATGATGGCCAACCGTGAAGCCATGTGGCAGCAGATAGATATGAAATTACAGTCGGGTGCGTTTGGTCAGTTAGGTTCTCTTGAAACCATGAGATTGTATTGGTCGCTTATGGAGAAGAACCATTATCCGAACGCGGGTGACGTTCTTTCACAGATAGAAATGATGATAGCAGAACAGCAACAGATGGCGGCACAAATGCCAATGGAAGGAGTACCGAATGAAATGCCCGTTATGCCAAGTGGAAATGCGGATATCCCTTTCGCGTAATGTCGTGGAAAACGATGATACGCCGGATGTCGAAACAAAACTCTACATAGAGCAGGAACTTATGTGCATGAATAGAAACTGTGCGAACTTTGAGAAGACGGTTCAAACAGTCAGAAATGAATTACCAATAAGCTAAACGAAGGACTCATAGTAGTCCTTTTTTAGTGCATAAATCACGCATCAATAGCGAAAAAATGAGAAAGGAAAATTGAATATGGAAAAGAAAAATCTTCTTGATCTTAACTTACAACTCTTCGGAGAGGAAGGAGAGGTCGCAGACGCAGAAGTGTCGGAAGCCGTCGAACCGACAGAAGAAACTACCGAGGCAGAAAGTGAGGAAACAGTCGAAAACGAGGGAAACGACGAGCCCGCCGAACAGAGTGCCGAGGACAACGCACGTTACGCTGCTATCAGACGTAGGGCGGAAGAGGATGCCCGTAGGAAATACGAAGGCATGATAGCCGAACGAAATCAGCAGATAGCAGCAATGTGTCAGGGTGTAACACATCCTACAACGGGAAAGCCCATCAATACTGTTGACGAATACTTTGACGCTTTGCGTATTCAGCAAAGGCGGGTGCAGGAAGCAGAGTTGCAGGAAAAGGGCATCGATCCGTCGTTAATCGACAAAATGATCGCACAAAACCCCGTAGTTATGCAGGCTCAACAGGTGATAAATCGCACAATGGCGAACGAAGCCGAACAGAGAGTGCAGAACGACCTTGCCGAGTTAATGAAGATCGATCCCAGTATCAAGGGTATTCAGGACTTGGCTAACCTTCCGAATTTCAACGACATGATAACGCTTGTTGAAAGAAACGGATTGTCACTCGTTGATGCATACAAGGCTTGTAATTTTGATGCCTTTATGCAACACACCAACGATGTGGCAAGACAGCAGGCAATCAATCAAATGAGGGGAAAGGCACATTTACCGAGTCAGCCTAGTGGCGTGGCTACGGAAAACGACGATGTTGAAGTGCCGTCAGAGATAATGAGTTCTTGGAAAGCGGAAGGAAGGACAGAAAAACAGATACGCGAACTGTATAAATCAGTCGCAAACAAACTACATCTTAACTGAAAGAGAGGAAAGAGATATGGCATTTGAGTTTTTAAGAAGCGAGAATAGTGCTTCTCCTATCGAGAAAGAACTTGTCGCTACGAACGCTGTAACGTACAAACACGGTTGCCTCGTTGCCTATGGTAGTGCTGGCACAGCCGTAACAACATCAACTAATCCTGAATTTGTTTACACGGGTAAAGATACCGTAGCAAAGACCGGGGACAAACTTGCAGTTATCCCTGTTCTCCCTGAATACGAATGGGAATCATATCCTAGCGCAGACAGTTCAGCACTTAAAGCCGGAGCAAAAGTTACCACTAACGGTGAACAGCCCACGGCTACTACTGCAAGCGGCATCTTCCAGCTTCTTACGGACGGTGCGGTTACAACTAGCAAGGTAGTAGGAAGATTCGCATAAGAAGGGGGGAATAAGAAATGGCAGTAACATTTAGTAAGCACGGCGGACTGAATGATGAGGCTTGGAAAGTTATCGATACCGAACTTTCAATGGTCATTCAGGACACAGATACAGAAAAGAATAAAGATGATGAACTTGTTAAGGCACTCTTTAACGTAAAGTCTTCAAAGAAATTCGGTGAGAAGCAGGGTAGCATGACCGAGTTTGGTAACTTTGAGGCTGTATCGGAAGGCGATAACGGTATTGCTGATGATTACCAGATGGGCTTCTCAAAACTGATCGAGCACGTTCAGTTCATCAAGACCTTTACTTGCACAAGAGAAGCAAAGGACGACGGCAACATCGACATGATGAAGCAGACGGCTGCTAACTTTGTTAGAGCATACAAGAGATCGAGAGCGCAGTACGCTTCTGACTGTCTTGTTACAGAAGGTACAACATTCCTTTATGGCGGAAAGTCTTATGACAAGACAACCGGCGACGGAAAGGCTCTTTTCGCAACCGATCACCCCGGCAAGAAGACGGGTGTTGCGGTACAGTCAAACGTATTCACGAACGACTTTGGCGCAAACTCAACAATGCTTTACACACTTGCTAATAAGGGACGTAACTTTAAGAACCAGAGCGGTAACGTAATGGGTTATACGTTTGATACAATCGTTATCCCCGGCAACGCTCCGGCACTTGAAGACCTTATTAAGAGGATCATACACTCGGATCAGATCGTTGGTTCAAACTTCAACGATGTCAACACCCAGAAAAACGGATGGAAACTTATCGTTGACCATCGTTGGGAGAACACGCAGACGAAAGTTCCTTACATTATAATGTCTTCTGAAGCACTCAAGGAACTCAACGCAGGCGTATTCTACGACAGAGTAGCACTTGACGTTGCTAACGAGGTTGATAACAAGTCCAGAAACCTTGAATGGAGTGGATATGCTCGTTGGAGCGCAGGCTTCTATGATTGGAGAGCGTTCATTCTTGGTGGCGCACAGAGCGGTACAACTATTTCGTAATTTGAATCAAGCCATCGCCCTTCGGGGCGGTGGCTATTTTAAAGGAGAGAATAATGATACCAAAGGGAATGAAAGTAGGCGACACCTTTGAAGATGGTGGCGTTATGCACAAAGTTCTTAAAGTTGTCGGCGAGGACTACGAAAGCATAGTCATTGATGGTGACATTGTGAAAGAACCTACGATAGAGAAAGCCGAGGATGATTATATGTCACTTCCTTATGCACAGTTGAAGAAACTTTGCGCAGAGAAAGGACTTGACGCAACGGGAACAAAAGCAGACCTTATTGCAAGGTTAGAGGGATGATATGAGTACATGGTATGATTTAAAACTGGCAACATTACAGAAAATGTTTGCGGCAGACAATGTAATAGTAACGGATGAATCCACAATGGGTTATATCTATGCTATGCCCCAAGCCGCAAATGAAGGACTGGCGATGCTTGCTACGGCAGGAAAGTTTGTCACGAAGTCTGTAAAGATATCACAGATGGACATTCGTAATCTTCTTCCCGAGGCCACGTCTAATCCTATCCATGAATTTTCTGATAGTTATTCATACCAAGCAGACGAAGGACAGTCCTTCTATTTTGAGGTATCGGGACAGGGTACTTGTACCATTTATGTTGACGATATCGTTTTTGATACCATAACCATTGACGTTAAAGGTTATGAAGCATTTAAGGGACTTATAACTAATACTGACCACAAACCAGTCAAGTTTGAGTTCACAACATCATATCCAATGGGCTTAAAGAACATAGCCATTTATAAAGAGTCGTTTGCTGACGCTGATAGTGTCGTGCCGTTCACGGACAAGATAAAGTACGATATGTCGGCATTAGCAGAAGACTTTTACATGATTGATCCGCAGGGTATTTACTTTGAGGGTGCATATCAGAAATATCTCCAAACATCAGACTTTTATCAGGAAGGCACAAAGACTCTTGTACTTGACCGTGATATGATCGGAAACTTTACGATCTATTATAGGGCTTATCCAGTCCAAATTACGGCAGATACAGAGGACACCTATGAATTACCTATCGATCCAGAGGTTTACGCGCTTTTACCCATTTATATGGCTTCACAGCTATATAAGGACGACGACCTGGGCATTAGTACCTCTTACCGCAACGAATACGAGGTAGGATTCGATAGGCTTGTTAATAGTGCCAATCTTTCCGCATTTGAAGAGTTTACAAGTGAGAGTGGGTGGATTTAAATGGCTGTTTCCTTTAAAGTTCCAAGCAGTCCTAAAAGGAATGTATTTGCAATAGAGAATTTTCTTGGCGTTGACCTTACGAATAGCGGTTCGTCTATTGATGAAACACGTTCACCGAACGCCGAGAATATGGTTCGTTATGTGCCGGGGAAAGTGCGCAAACGTACAGGATATGTTAAAGACGTTTTATTCGGCAAGGATGTAAATGTCAACTACGCCAAGGGTACGTCTTCGATAGAAAAGCAGTTCGTAATAACAGAGGATGACGTCGATACTTGGATTAAGATTTACGATCCAATAAAGAAGATGGTCAGCAAGGATGGTAACGCCTATGACCTCTACTTTGAATTTGACTACAAGAGCGCAGAAGATTTTTATTGTAGCAATTCAAGTATGCTTGTCAGTGCAAGCCCTGATGAATGGACACATTACAGTTATATACTTCATTTTCAGGCTGCTGGATATCTTACCTATATCGGACTCAAATCTGCATTACCGCAGGAAATTTATATCAAAAACTTCTCCGTAATGTACGGCAAGGATGCTAACTACAAGTGGAGTCCCGCGCCCAACTACTTTGTTGAGAGGACTAACAACGATCCTGTTTATGGCGTTCACGTTGGAAAGACGGGAACATTTGAGGGCAATAGAGTTGTTAATGTCAACAGGGCATTATTGACATCTGACACTTTTGCAACATTCACAGTTGACGATTCCGCGTATTTAAAGATATATGACATAGCCGATACAATACCGGAAGGTCAAACGCTCTATGTAGAGTTTGATTATACGGTCAATGGCGATGACGTTAAGGTTGAAGTCGGTGGAATACAATACAATACGCAGAATATAAGCCAAACAACCGTAACAGAACATTTTAGCAATAGTTTTGTGATACCTCACACATATTTGTCAATGGTTAGACTCAAATGTGTTACAGGCGGTAATGCAACCGTGCAGATTAAAAACCTATCCGTTATGTATCAGGTAGATCAGGAAACCTACGACTGGACGCCTGCCCCCGAAGATAACGGAGAAGAGTTCCCTCTTGGTGACATATATCTTGTTGGTTCAAAGAACTATGCTATATCTGAATCTTTTGATAGTGCAGATATGGCAACAGGCGGCTCATTAAGCAAATGGTTTCAGATAGAAGATGCATCTAGCCACGTTGAGGATTTCTGTCATATTTCATTTGACATTCATACGTCCTCGATGTACCCGCTTGTAAGTGTAAAGGTAAGCCTTATTGATGACGGCGGACTTGTTCACGATATCATTATTTCTAATGAACACTTAACAAGTAAACATTTCGACTTGTATGTGGGAACTAATTTATCATCGGGATATTTTAAATATATAGCCGTTGATTATGTCGTTGATCCCGGCGGCACTTGCTGGACTTACATCTCAAACATTCAGGTTAATGAGGTCACACAGAGGTCATCATATGATATATCTCCGAAGTGGTATGTTTATCACGTCGGTACTGATTTCTATTTAAGGGCATCTAACTCAACCGATTTTATAAAGGTTTATACAAGTGCAAATCAGCACCTTTCAAAGTCGTGGCAGTTTAATAAGAACCTTTACATCCTTGACGGAAAAGATATTTATTCATATGCAATCGGTGACGAAACGGTAACGCCCATTGGAGAAGACAACGGATATATACCGACACTCACGATAGCAAAATCCCCATCGGGCGGGGGAGTGGCATATGAACCACTTAATATGCTAAATCCCGGCTTCTATGAGTTATTTCAGGGGACAGCAAATACTATTGAATATCATTTATCTCTTTCAAACCTTGATTCCACAACCATTAAAGCGTGGGTTATGAACGCTAATGGTGGTTGGGTTGAAAAGTATGAAATGACCGATTTTAAGGTCAACAGAGGAAACGGCGTTGTCCTGTTCAATTCGGCGCCGGGAGTTCCGCCGATTACCGGAGAAGATAACGTAAAAATCTTGGCATATAGGACAGTGCCGGGTTATAGAGAGAGAATAACAAAGTGTACTAATGGTACATTGTTTGGTGTAGGCGGTGCAGAAGACCGTCTATTTTTGACGGGCAATCCCGATTATCCGAACTGGGATTTCTATTCGGAGCAGTACAATCCGACTTATTTCCCTGACACTGGATATTCGGCACTCGGATCGGAGCAGTCGGCTATTGTCGGGTATGCACTTGTTAATAACTACCTTGCAGCGTTTAAGGATGGATTTGATACGTCACAGTCGGTGTTCATCCGTGAGGGCGACCTTGTTGTAACACAGAAGACAGTCGGCGGTGAGTCATACGAAGTATCAGAACCCGCATTTAAGCTGATAAATACCTTACAGGGTAACGGAGTTATAGCGCCTTATGCATTTGGATATCTGACGACAGAACCGTTATTCCTTACAAAGTCGGGCATATATGCGATCACGGCGCAGGATATCACGGGTGAGAAATATAGTCAGAACAGATCGTTCTATCTGAATGGATGGTTGACAAAGGAAGACAACCTTGAAGATGCGGTAGCAACGACATTTAACGATATGTACGTCCTCGCCTTAAATAATCAGTTGTATATCCTTGACGGATTGCAGGCAACAAGAACGGACAAATCAGAGCCGTATGCTACAAGACAGTATGTAGGTTTCTATTGTAAAGACGTTCCGGCAATCACGTTATGGACGGATAACGATTCGTTGTGGTTTGGTACGGGCGACGGAAAAGTATGTTTCTTCAATAACGATATAGAAGCTCTTGAATCCTACAATGATGACGGAGAACCGATTTATTGTTGTTGGGAAACGCCCGATCTTGACGGCAAACTGTTTTATAAGAATAAAACTTTCAGATATTTCGCAATCAGAATGATGAATGTTTTGAGAACATCGGTTGCATTGTGGTCTGAAAAGTTAGGTGCTTGGACGTTCATTAAGGAAGATAGAACAGCCGGACTAACATTCGACTTTGAAAATATCGACTTTGAAGCGTTCTCGTTCAGTACAGACCGTTCGGAGAAAGTCGTTCATACCAAAGTCAGGGTTAAGAAAGTTGATAAGGCTCGTTTCAGAGTTGAGAACGGCAAGATAAATGAGCCGTTCGGTTTAATTGATTTGGCTCTTGAATATGTAGAGAGCGGAAACTATAAGGGGTAAGATTATGGGTTTTACAAGAATCAGTAATGCTTCACTAAATTCAAGGGGTGCAACGACACTTCCTAACCAACCGCAGATAAGCGCAGCAGCATTGAAGCAGGAGTTTGATGCTCCTGCTAAAAATGTTGTCGCTCCGGCGGTCAATAATCTAATGGATGAATTAGAGGCATCCACGGGCGCGGGGAATATCGGGGCGGTAGCACCGACCGGAAGAACCGGATCAACTGTTCAGGGTGTGATCAATTCGGTGTCGGGTGATTTGGCGACACTTGAAGCGGCGGCAGGAACAGCGATAGCAGATGCGCACACACATTCCAACAAGGCTCTTTTGGACACATATACACAGACGGAAGAAGACCTTGCAAGTGCCGTTGCTGATGACCACACACACTCAAATAAGAGTTTGCTTGATAGTTACGACCAAACAAATGCCGATATCAAGCAGGCGGTCACAGATGATCATACGCACTCAAATAAGGCACTCCTTGATACATACACGCAGACGGAAACGGATTTAGCGGATGCGGTGTCGAAGAAACATTCGCATAGTAACAAGGCTTTGCTTGACACCTACACCCAAACCGAAACGGATTTAGCCGACGCAGTATCGAAGAAACACGCACACTCAAACAAGAGTCTTCTTGATACTTATACACAGACGGAAACAGATATAGCAGATGCGGTTAGCAAAAAGCATAGTCATTCTAATAAGTCTGTAATCGACGACCTTTCGGATGACGGCGCAGGCAATCTTCTGTATGACGGAAACCCTGTCGGTGGCGGTACAGTAGATGATGCGTATAAGAGCGTTAAGGTTGACAGCACAACTATAACGGCAAGCGGAGAGGACACACTTGAATTAGAGGCTGGCGCAAATGTAACGCTTACGCCCGATAGTGTAAACAAGAAAGTCACAATAGCCGCAAGCGGTGGAACGCCCGACGCTTACAAGATTATTGAATCGGCAGGCTCAACATTCACGGCAAGTGGAGCAGATACATTTAAAATTAATGCAGGCTCAAACGTCACGATAACCGCATTGTCAAGTCCCGATAAAGGTATTCAAATAAGCGCGACGGGTGGTGGACAGTCAACTGGCGATATGCTTATGACCGATTACGACTCGCAGGGCGACGTTAAGACGGCAGGCGGTATTGATGCATATGTTAGCGCGGAGATAGGAAAACTTGACGGAACTGTATCGGGTTCAGCGGGGACAGGCAAAACGCTTTCGGCTTTTTCACAGACAGACGGTAAAGTATCTGCTACGTTCTCTAATATCAGCATAACAAAATCCCAAGTTTCAGACTTCCCGACATTGGCGGCAGTCGCAACAAGCGGTAGTTATAGCGACCTTTCCAATAAGCCGTCTATTCCGACAATCACAGATACCTATGACGGAACATCATCAAACGGTATGAGTGGTAAGGCTGTCAAGAGTGCGATAGATGCTCTTGACGTAACAACCACGGGCGCGGCGACAAACAAGACGATTACGGCACTCACACAGACAGACGGAAAGATTGCAGCGACATTCCAAGATATAAGCATAACGAAGTCGCAGGTTTCAGACTTCCCGACCATTCCAACAGTAAACGATTCAACGATCACGATAAAGCGGAACAGTAGCACAACGGTTGATTCATTCACAACAAATGCAAGTTCTGCAAAGACAATAACATTGCCGCTTGATGATTGGACTTCCGCAGTACAAGTTGATAACAATAACCAAGTAACATTCACGGGATTAAATGATGCCTATGGGTACGACTTGTATTGCGAAAATAAATTAATAAGCGTGACGGCTTTGACAATAAGCGGTAGCGGCACGAATGTAACGGCGGTTTATACAGTAAGCGGAGCAACAGCAGGAACAGATTACTGCAAATTGAGAGTATTAAAGTAAAGGAGAAAAGATTATGGAACAGAACTATGTTGTATTTTACAAGATTCACGATTCAAAGGCAGGAACGTGGGCTAATCAGGCGGTTGCACAGTATGATGATTATTACACAGCCGTTGCGAAGTACGGTTCAGAAGTAGCAAGACTTATCAATGTAGCGGATTATGATTTTGTCCTTGTTTACCTTATGGACACATACGGGAATATCAAGCCGAGCGATAAGCAATGGAGAGATAGCCGTGTTGCACCCGAACCGCCCGAACCCAACGAGGAATAATTGTCGGTAACTAAACGGATAACGCAGAAGTTTAAGGAGATAAATTATGTGGCAAAGAGCGATAAGTAGTGCAGGTGGGGGGGGTACTAGCACCCCGCAAGTCTTGGCTTTTACGGCTTCATACGTCCTTTATAATTCAGACGGTTGGAAATCGACAGGAATAAAAGCGACAGACGCAAGGAGTTTGGTTTGGAACGGTTACGCCCTTTTTGAAAACGGTACGTTGATAAGTTCAAGTTTTCAGAATGGAGCGTCATATACCATTAATGCTAGGGTTAATTCTAGTACGGGATATATAGAATTACATTTGAATAGAACAGACCAATTTAATTATCTTGGTGGTTCGCTATACATTTTCAGTTAAAATCCGCACTCTTATCTATCGGGTGCGGTAGATAGGAGATATTATGCTACAAAGGGCAGTTAGCGCAAGCGGTGGCGGTAGTGGTGCAATAAAGAGAGAAGAAAAAACCATAACAAGTGGCACTTCCCTTTCTATCAAAACCGAAAATATAACAGTAAATTTTTCCGTTACAGCAAATCCGATTCAGAGTAACGCTTGGATTGGCGGAGCGTGGATTTCGGTGTATGAGGGTGTTTTGAATGGTCAATGGTCGGGATATTTCAACGTAACCTATACGAACAATGTATTAACCGTAACGCATACAAACGGAAATTTATTTAATATGATATTATTCGGGGATTATGAAATACAGATATAACTCTTGCACTAACTGAAACCGTAATCGAAGTAGACTATCGACAAGAGATATGATATAATCTCTATAAAGCAAAGTTGAACGGGCGAACGCTATGACGGTTAGCAATCAACCAGCCAGCAATATCGGGGCATAAACCGAGTATAACAATGCAATCCGTCAATAAAAAGTCGGTAGGTGTCTATCGGCTTTTTAGTTTGTAACGATACCGCAGAAGATTATATTGCAAGAAACTTACATTATATTTTCGCAAAACACTCATTTTTGATACTTTTCCCGATTTATATTGTAAGTTTTGAACATTTTAGCATCCGACTAGGGTGCTTTTTTATTGGAGAAAACAATGGATGAATTTGTAACGAAAGCCGTACACGACGAGTTTGCGCGACGGATAGATGAAGAAAATGACAGGCAGAATAAACGCCTTTCTTTGTTGGAAGCAGGACAAGCGCAGATAACCGAACTCGTTGCTACGGTGAAAGTGTTAGCCGTGAATATGGAGAATATGGCAAAGGAACAGGCTAAACAGGGTGAGCGTTTAAAGGACATTGAGGGCAAGCCTGCTAAACGCTGGGAAACTCTTATTGCCTGTATCATCACTTGTTTGGTCACGGCGGCTATGGCGTATTTCCTCAAAGGATGAAAGGAGATTGATTATGAAAATGTCGGACAAGGTTTACACAATTCTCAAATATCTTTGCCAGGTTTTTCTTCCTGCATTAGCAAGCCTTTACTTCGGACTGGCGCAGATATGGAATCTTCCTTATGCGGAACAGATTGTCGGTTCAATCGCTTGTATCACGACCTTTATCGGAGTGCTGATAGGGATTAGTTCGTACAACTACTACAAGGAGTCAAAGAATGTCTAGGGCAGATACGTTGAATTTCATACAGCAGATAGCGCCCCTTATAGTCGCAGAGGGAACGAAACGCGGGTATCGGATTTTCTCAACCGTAATTGCACAGGCAATCATAGAAAGCAATAGCGGTAAATCGAAATTGAGTCAACCGCCGAACTACAACTACTTCGGTTTGAAGTGCGGTTCAGCGTGGTTGCTTGCAGGAAAACCGTCCGTGAATATGAAGACTAATGAGGAATTTACCATTGGCAAACTAACACAAGTCAATGCGTATTTCCGTCGTTACTCTAATATGGCAGACGGCGTTAAAGGATATTACGATTTTATATCCACTAAACGCTATGCCAACCTTAAAGATGCCGTGACGTATCAACAGTATGCGGAGTTCCTAAAAGCCGACGGCTATGCGACTTCAAGTTCCTATGTGAATACCCTGTGCAATACCGTGACGACTTACGGATTGACGGCTTATGACGGCGTTCTTCCTCAATGGGAAGTCGGGCGTACATATATCACTACACAAGACCTCAATGTTAGACGTGAACCGAACGGCGCTTATCTTCCGTTTGATGAACTTACGCCTAACGCTAAAAAACACGCCAAGAAAACTACGGCGGGTAACGCAGTCCTTGAAAAAGGAACAGAGGTCACGGTTAAGGAAATCAGAATGACAAAGACTTGCACTTGGTTACGCATACCTAGCGGATGGATATGCGGTAAGAACAGTAAAAACACTTACGTTATTTAAGGGGGTAGAGAAATGGCAACAACAAAATTGCCGGCAGCGAACAACGCAGCCAATTATCTGAATTATGGAACTGTCAGAACGGCAGCACCCATGACTGTATCAAGCGGCCCGATCACGGTTCAGCATTTGAATACTAGGGATCGAGGATATTCTAATTCTATGGACGGCACATCGGGAAGAAGCGACTCCGGTGGAACGGTTAAAGTAGATACGGATAAAGCAAATACCGCAAGAAAGACGGGGGACGTAAGGAGTACCGGCGGTTCTCGTTCTACGGGTTCAACCGCAAGTTCAAACGCAGGAAACGCATATAACGCTCTTTTGGCGGCATATCAGGCACAGCAGAGCGACTATGACAATTACCTTGCTGAAATGAGGGCGGCGGCACAGAACGCTTACGACAGAGGTATGAACGCATTGAATAGTGCATACGACTCACAGTTGTCTTCCTTGTCAAATAACCTCAACGAAACAAGGAATCAGCTTTCCAATCAGTACAACCGTTCAAAGCAGAGCATTACTGATGATGCGGCTGGTTCTTTACGTCAGGCATACATTAACAAGATGCTCTCGGAGAGAAATCTCGGTCAGCAAATGACCGCACTCGGACTTAACGGCGGTGCAACCGAAACTACCCTTGCAAATATGCTCAATAATTACGGCAATGCCCGTAACAATATAAACACGACACAGAATAAAAACCTTGCAAACCTTGAAGGTAATTACTCGGATAATCTGTCACAGGCAATGCAGGCATACAATTCGGCGGTTGCTAGTGCAAACTTGCAGAAAGCAACGCAGGCAATGAACCTTGAAAATGCTCTTGCTAATAACCAGATTTCCGCACTTGGCGATTATCAGTCGCTTATGGCTAATAGGAATAGTCAGTATCTTGATCTTCTCAAAGCGGCGATTGCAAACGGGGCATCGTTCTCGTTCGATCCCACATCAGCAAATAACGCAGTTAAGGGTATTGCGGTTCAGCAGGCGGCTAACCCGACTCTTGAAACCAACTATCAGGCGGTACAAGACCTTCTGAATAGTCTTCCCGGTTCAAATTCACCGGGTATCACGGTTCTGAATCAGGCGGCAACAAGCAATCCGTATGCTTATATTTTAAATCAGTTATTAAATCAGCAGAAAGGGGCGTAAAAAATGGCAAAAGTAAAAAAGTATTCTGACGACAACGTATCAATGAGATCGGTTTGGGACGATAGTGGAGATAAAAGATACGGCTTCGCTAGTAAGGATAAGGTGGGCGATAGAACACGGTATGGTGTTGGTATCGACAACATGGGCAACCCGTATCGTGGCTATTATGAAAAAGATGTAAACACACCTCTTGGAACGCTTGATTATGGTTATGACGGCGATACAGTTTTTGGTGGAATCACGCCTAACCTTTCCATACAGAATTATCCTGGCATGGCGGCTCTTATGTCTGGGAACAACCGTTTAGGTTTTGTTAATAGTATGCCTAATGGCGGTATTAATGTCGGCATAGACAACGTGGGTAGTCCTTATCGCGGGGCATACGACGGGCAGATTAACACACCGTTAGGACAAGTTGGATATGGTTATGACGGTGACACAAGTTATGCAAATGTTTCACCTAATTACTATATGCAGGCACTTGCAAACCTTCTTATGAATAGATAAAAGGACAATCAAATGGCACGGAAACGTAAAACCGATAGCACTACAACGACAACAACTACTAAACGTCCCAAAGAAAAAGGCAATTTTCTTTCTGATGATGCCTTAAATGCGCTTGAAAGTGGGACTTATGGCGAAAAGTACGGAAGAAAAGCAACGTCTTTCAAGTCGGAAGACCAGACAAAGATTGCAAATCCGTTACCCGTACTTAATGGGGTTCTTGATTCGGAGTCGTATCAGACACCCGAGTGGCAGAGCCGGTTTAGTAAAGCAAAACAGTATCAGCAGAATCTTCAAGATGAAGCTAATAAATACACATGGAACGAGGAAGCGAGGGCAAATAATACCCTTGATAAGAAAGATCAGGGTTATCTGCAAAGACTCGTTGACCGATTTGGGGATGGGGATTTAGTTCGTTCTTCTCTTACCGAAAGCAAAAAAGCAGACTGGGAAAAGAAATACGGCAAATCAATAGACCAAATCTATGATGATTTTATTGCGGATCAGGGCAACATCAAAATGGAACGTGGTAAGGCTCACCCTATTTTGTCGGAACTTGGTACGTTAGCGGGTAATATTCCCGTATCATTAAGTGCCATTCCTGCTATTGTTGCAAATCTTATTGCACCCGACAGCAAGATTGCAAAGCAGACAGAAGAGGCAAGGCAGAAAGCCGAAGAGAATAGCCGTTATTTAAGAGCTGGAGTTAAGGAACGTACTGGCGATAAGGGTGATAAAGTCATTGATACAATCAATTCGGTTGGCGACAGAATGCTCCCGACCTTATTAGGTAATGCCGTCGGTGGAAATGTAGGCGGTGGCATCCTCGCAGGAATTTCCGAAGCCAACAAGAAGATGGAAGACTTACGCACACGCCCTATGACGGATCAGGAAAGGGCAAAGTCTGCACTTGGCTACGGTGCGGTAGAAGGACTTGGAACAGGTCTTACTGTCGGTGCGCTTGATTGGCTACCCAAAGCAAAAGGGGCATTAGGTGTTGGTCGTAATATCATTGCCGGAGCTGGTGGTGGCGGTATTGAAAACTATTTTCAAGAAGGTATTGAGCAGGGACTCGATCAAGTTATCAACGGTGAAAATAGCGAAAGAGAACTCCTTAAAGCCTCATATATGCTACAAGGCATGGATGAAATGTCTGCTACGCAAAAGGTTGATGATGATATGTCAAAGCGTAAAGGGCAGGCATTCTTGACGGGTGCGTTGTTTGGCGGTGGCATGAAGACTCTTGGTGAAATCGGAAATGCCTATAAGAATAGCAAACTCAAAGGACTTGAAGAAACCGTTGATGAAGCTGCTCCCGAAAAATTACAAGCAGATGTGGAAAAAGCACCCACAAAAACATCTGAAAAATTACAGACAGAACCGGGAAAAGTAGAGGACGTAATAGAGGACATTGCACCTGAAACGCCCGGACGTGCTTATACACCCGACGAGGTAGCGGAGATTAGTGATTATGCCGCTAAACGTGATGCTATTCGTGCGGAAATGGATAAGAACGTCGATATGTTCAATCCTGATTCCATGAAGAAATTAAACGACTTACGAGAGCAGGGTAAGGCTATGGATGCGGAGATAGCAGAAAAATACCCTGAACTGTTTAATGAAAACGGAAAGTTCACGGGAATACCTGAACAGAGTGCAGAAATTCCAGATGCCGATGTAAAAACTCCAATCGCAGAAGCACCCATAGACAATGTTGAAAAGAGTGCGACTCCTGCTAATGGGGAAGAAAAGATACGTTCGTTCTCAAAGCGTGGAGCTGCCGATGAAACACTCCCCGATGAAATTAGGGAAACGTTATCGGAAGATTATTACAATGTAGTCCGTAATAAAGACGTAGAAGCAAGAGTAGATAAGTTATTTGATCCTGAAAATATTACGCAGACACGCTCTAACCTTGATCGTGCGATACAAGACCACGATCCGGCTGCACCATTATTAGGTTATCGTCTTGCTAAATCATATATAGATAACGGTGATTACGATGCTGCTACTGATGTATTACAAAATGTAAGTTCCGAACTTACCAGAATGGGACAGTTTACGCAGGCGGCTAAACTTGCCATGCTCCAAAACGATCCTATGGCAGCAATGCGCTCATATATGCGTGACCTTGAAAAACTTAATGAGTGGGGCAGCTCAAAATACAAGAACAAGTGGAAAAAACTTGAACTTTCAGAGGATGATATCAATGCCTTCAATAACATTCAAAAAGGTGATAAGGAAGCTCTTAATGCCTTTATGGATGAACTCAATGATAAGTTTGGTAGGGAAATTCCTGCTAGTCTTTGGGAAAAAGCGGTATCGGCAACCAAGACCTCAATGCTCTTGAATTTAAGGACACAAGGTAGAAATATCTTTGCCAATATGGGTATGCTCCCCGTACGTTCAGCGTCGGATAGAGTGGCTGCGGTTGGTCAGAACATAGCACACCTGATCAACCCTGATATCAAGGTTACACAGTCGCTTACGGGTGGTACGAAAGCACAAAAGGAAATTGCCGGGCAGGTATTTGAGAACCTTAAAGATTCCATACTTGGCGATAACAAAATGAAGGATAGTGTTAAATCCGACATTCTTGCAAACCGTCGTATTTGGAATGATGATTTTATAGGTCGCTTTATTGATTCAAAGACAAACGGTGGTCTGGAAAGACTCAATCAGAAACTTGGTGGCAATGCAAATAAGTCCATGATGGAAACTTTGCAGAACTTTACTTATTGGCTGATGGGCGACTTCGGCGATACTCCGTTTGTTAAAAAGAACTTTGTAAACCGCCTTGCTTCATATATGAAAGCACAAGGCATTGAGAACATAGATGATATTCCCGAAGAAGCAATCAATATCGCAAGGGAAGAGGCATTAAAAGCCACGTTCAAGGATGATAATGCCTTTTCAAAAGCACTCACAAGGGTAAAAAGAGATACTGGAAAATTTGGTGAGGTTGCACTTCCTTTTGTTAAGACACCTGCTAACCTTGCAATGAGGGCGGTCGATTATAGTCCTGCCGGAATTATCAATACTATTAAGAAGGCTAAAAATGGGGCAGATGCAAGTAAGGTAATTGATGAACTTTCAAAGAACCTTACGGGTACGGCCATGATTTATCTCGGCTATAAGTTGAGAGAAAAAGGTCTGTTGAGCGGTAATTACTCCGATGATCCCGATGAAAAGGCATGGCAGAAACAGCATGGTATGCTTGAAAATGCTCTCCATATCGGGGATAAATACCACTCGATAGACTGGATGCAACCGACTGTAACCCCGATGATTCTTGGCTCGGTTATGTACGATGCCTTTGAAAACTCGGACAAGGAAAATGCCGACATATTAAGCGGAATAAACTCGACTTACAAGGGTGGTCTTGCCGTTGCAAACTCATGGTTAAGCACATCGCCTTTGCAGTCACTTACCGATATTTTGGGTGGCAATTCTTATAGTGACGGTGGCATAGCGGAGAATGTAGTAAATGAAATCATTGAATTTCCGCAGAGATTTTTGCCTGCACAGATGGGTGCGGCTGCAAGAACAGTCGATCCCGTTATAAGAGATACCTATTCAAAAGATGATTCTTTGACAGGCATTATAGGTAATCAGATGCGGTCAGCAATGTCAAAGGTACCTGGATTGAGCAAATCCCTTCCTGCTTCGTATGATACATGGGGCAACGAGAGAACAAGAAGCGACTCTACAATGGATGCGTTCATTG